GATCTGCCTTTTACAGTATCGTTAATTACAGTTGTAGTTGTTCCATCATTTTCAATAGTTTTAATTAATAAATTTACCTCTACACCATTTATATCGCCATCATCTTCAAACTTTTGCATAGAGGGAAATCTTAAAGTTACTCGAACTGCATTAATATCACTTGAACTTACTGTGTGAGTGACAGGGGTTGAAGTTGTGACAGTTGTACCAATTACAGTTTCTGTTTCAATGTTTGATATGCCATCAATAAATGTTTGACTAGATGTGCCAAGTCTGAAATCAAAACCTACATCTTTAAAGTTAAAGTCACTATCTTCGGGTGCAGTATTACTTGCAGCTTCCTGTAAAACTTGTGTCCCATTTAAAAATATATCTTTTTTAAATGCATTTAAATAAGCAGTTGAAGTCTTGTCTGTAATACTGGCTTTTGATGCTGTTGCTGAACCTTCAATTTCTCCTTCTCCTAATAACTCAACAATTGTATTAAATTGCTTGGAAGATAATGCACCACTAGGCAGATCAGGATTATTAAATACTGTATCTTGATTAAATTCTTGTATAGCCATTAGTTGTTACCCTCTACCTGTACAGTATCGACTCCATTAGATACCACAATAGAGCCAACTAAGATTTCTCCATATACCAAATTTACTGGAACACCCGCATTGCTGATATTTGTCAGCCCTGTAAAAGAATAGTTTGAAGCCAAAGCCGAAGGATCTAAACTGTTTTGACCAGAAACCGCTGAAGAGGTATCAATTTGTGGTGTCAGCATACTTGTCACCCCATCTATAAGCATACTTGTTCCAATGGCTTGTAAAGCACCCACTAACAATTTTTGACCCAAAAACGTCCCTAAGGCACCAATTTTTGCAGCACCTAACAATGAGCCAGCACCAAGTAAAAGCGGTAAGAAATTGCCATGAACGACAGGAATAATTTTTATATCATCTTGTGATCTAAAATTTAATAAATCTTCAGTTATTACTCTTGCACCGACTTGAATCGTATAAAACTGATCTGCCATGTGCTTCTCAATACCCTTAAAATTACAAACTAAAAAACTTATTGCTTCTCTAGGTGTATTCAAATCAACTTCAAACTCTGCCTGACCTAGAAATTTTCTTAAAGTGCCATAAACCTTAATTTTTTTAAGCATCTATTTCGTCAGGTTGTATTATTGATATTTTATCTGATTTTGGCGAAACGAGATAAAAAGTTAAATCAATTGCCTTACAGCTATATTTATCTGATTCAGAAAACTCTAATATGTCTTGTGGGTGACTATGTACTATACCAATAATTTCATCAACACTATCCTCTACCATAGCCCAATCTAAAGGGTCAATAACAAAAGATTCTGCTTTAAATTCGTTTGATATATTTTTACAGGGATAATATTTTTCTTCATTATTTTTTATACCAACAATTCCGCATGACTCCTCTGGTTCACATTGCTTTGCGTGTTCTATTGCATCTTGTTTCCAAAAATATTTCATTATCCGTTAATAAATGTACCAACGCCAGCAAATTCATTTCTGGTAACTTGTCTTGCTGGTAACTTTTTGTTTGCTTGATCTAATTCACCAACAAGTTCAAACTGTACTAGCTGTCTTGTTTCAGTTGTTTTTCTATCAATAAAAAATATTTCTTGCGGAAGTTCATTTGATGATGGTGTTCCAAAAGGGTTGCTACTACTAGGAAAATTTGCCGCATCAAGTTCACTTGCAAGTGTTGTTATGCGTGTAAGTTTTGCATCTGTCAAGTCATTATGAGGTGTCGTTAGATTTACAATTATCAACAAATCAGTCATTGTTATTACTGACCCACTTCTTGTAATACCTCCTAAATTAGCAATCGTTAAAGTTGGTCTTGGGATTTGTCCTCTACCAGAAAATTCAGCACCTTCAAACGTAATAGGAACTCTTTGATAAGAATTGCCTTGCCAAACTATTTCTGCGTTTGAGTTCATACTTGAGCCAGCATGAAATCTGAATGTTGTAGGAACACTTGATGGGTTTCCTGACGCATAGTGCAAGCCCTCTACAAGTTCCAATACAAACAATTCTATTCTTGAACTAGGATTTAATTTTTGTAATTCAGATACTGGTATTGCCATTAGGGTTCTGCAACTTGTTCAAATGTTAAATTCATAATTACTCTATTGCTTAGAACTGCTGTTCTACTTCTTCGCTTGCATACAAATTTTAAAGCCGATGAATGATGTGGTGGGGTAAAGTCAAAGTTTGCCTGATCGTCAAATCTTGCATCTAAAAAAGTATCAATAGTTGTTGCATCTGTAGTAGAAACATTAAAAGTTAAATTTAAAGAAATTAATCTTTTATTTGCTGGCAGCCCTTCGACAAAACGTTGTTGATAGCCGTCACCAAGTTTCACAACTATATTTTCTTGATTTACAGTTTCTTGAGTTGAATATTGAGGTGTGATTGATGGAAAAGTTGCCATTATGCTAATAAACCTCCCGCACGTTTTTGTTTAATTAATTCAGATTGTATTGCAATTGCGATTTGATTTCCTAATTGATTTGCTTCTGCATCATTTCCAGAAACATCACTAGAATTTGCATCAACATTAACAGTAATTACATTTGTAATACCTCCACCACCCAAACTAATTTTGTCATTTGCTGTAACCATGCCAGAACTACGAGGTGTAAAAATCTCTGGCCCTTTTTCTCCAACAAGGAAACTTTGACCCGCGCCAATTCTTCCACCATTTGCAGCTTTTCCATCAACTCCAAAAGCTTTTCCAAGAAATTTGCCTATCTTCCCACCAATGCCACTAACCGCCTGTTGTATAGCAACCTCTATTAATTTACGTTTTAAGTCATTTAAGACACTTATAGCCGCTTCAGCAAGTGTTTTGGTTCCCTCTACAGCATCAGCAAGGTTATTTACGATACCATCTTCAACACTTTGACCAATGTCCATAAATGTTTTTCTTAATTTTTTTGCTTCTTCTGCATTTTTTTTAATTTGTTCGCCCTTAAGTTTGTGCTGTGTATTTTGTTCTTGTAAAATTAAAAGTTCTTTCAATTCATCCCCTTCAAATTTTTCTTTTAGCTCTGCAACTGCAATTTCATGTTCTTTTCTAATTCTTGCTTCTTCTGTAAGTTCTTTTGATATTTTATTGTTTTTTTCCAAAGAAGCATTTGAATCCGTCAAATTTTTCTTTATGATTTCAAATTCTTTGCTTAAATCTCGAAGTTTTGCATCTTCTAAACTACCTTTCAATTTTTCAACTTCTTGCTGTGCTTTTTCAATATCTCTAGTAATAGCTATTTTTTGTCCTCGATCATTTCTATTTGTTCCCAGAGATTGAAGACTCTCTTCTAATTTTTTAATTTTTTCTTCAGTTTCTTCAATATTTCTAGTTATTTCAGCCGCGCTCCCCTGTTGCAAAAGATCATTAAATTCTTTTTGTTCTGCATTTGCTTTCATCAAAGCGGCGGCAACAAATCCAAGTCCTATAAC